TTTATTCATTCCGATGATTTCCTTCGTATTCGGATTACAGATCATTTTCACCTCCGCCGCCGGGTCCAACGGCGGGAATATCGTCGTCAATTCAAGCTCGATTTGGTTAAACTTACTCATATTGATCGCACCGCTAGGTTGTAGATCATACGGATCCGAATTCAGGCAGAAATTGTAACAATATATCCCCGGTTTCGCACACCCGCGTGTCCTCGTATATTTCTCTACATAGTTATACACTCCCGCGTCCAGTAAATTCTCTCGGTATTTGCCATTTAAAGAGATTCCCAACATCTGTAAAATGTCGCGTTCATTCTCGGATTGGAAATCCCCCGTAATATGAAGACCCGTCAGGCGTTTATCGCCCGGATTAAGGCCCGGTCCAATCCCGTTATTCGGTCCATTCTTGTTAAAATAATACTGGTCAAATGGATAAGTTGACGTCCACACATCGGTAGTAATATCACTCGCAGTAGTGACGATTTCCGTGAACGACGCGGGTCGCCAATCATCATCCGTCGGTGCCGGAATGATATCATATGGAAGATAATTATACGGCCAGTTGGTATAATTGCTCCATTCATTTCGCAGATTCACATCACTCCGCTGGAAAAACATCGTCCACGACGCCACCATCCCCATCGAGTTCTCTATCTTGATTTTTTTATTCCCGGTGACATCATTGAACGTCCAATCATAATATGACTTAATCAGGTACTTCTGTTGATTCGCTGCGAAGATTTTAGATTCATCATCCGAGAGAAAACAGTAGGTCGCCATCAAATGGACATCCGCATTCCAATCCGCGCGAATACTCGGGTATGAATTCAGGCTCAAATCAATACTGGGTGGCGGGTATAAAAAATGCCACATTTGATGAAGGGGGTTTGTGAAGTCGGGTTGGACGACGGGCCAATAATTCGCCGAATCGCCTACATCACGTATGGTGAATAGTTCCTTTACGGGTCTTAACGTCACATCAATTTGAAGCTGGTTATATTGAAGACATACAAGAGGAAACGCCATTTTGGAAGAAAGTGTGAACCACGCATTAATCGGGATATATATTTTCCGTCCGCGGATCGACGGTTCAGCACCGGCAATATTGGATGTTCGATATGCGTTGGGATACTGATTCAAACGTGCGCCTGAACAACCTGGATTGTATAATTCGGGAACGTGACCGGTCATCTGGTTATATAATTCGCGCTTGGTTTTATCCATATCACGCTCCATAATCGCCATCAAATTATTTCCGGTGAATTTTTGAAGAGTCATTCCACCGACTGAAATCACGATTTCTTTAACCATTTGGGTTCCCAGGTTCTCAATCCACCGGAATTCATATGGTGCCCACATATCGCCTGCTGTTCTTGGCGGATTTATGGGGCTCCATATTGAAGGAAGTGTTACGCATACGTATGTATCCATTAATAACTCCGCGTATCGTGGCATATAGAACGTGAATTTCGATTCCTCAGTAAGCCGAAGCTTCTTCTGTCCATCGAAATCAAGTCTAAACTTTTGAAGACCGAAATTCGTATATTTAAGATACGTGCTCTTGAAGAACGATTTTTTGGGGTTGCCGTTTAAAATAACATTTTGATTGCCAGTCGCGACCAAGTTTAGTAATCCACCGGTCATTTAGTATTTGTATTATCTTTGTATTATCTTTGTATTCTATCTTTGTATTATATCTTTATATAAAATATCTAACCTTATATACAAAATAAAGAGATACATATATCTCGTTTATCACGCGTTTTAATGTCATTAAAGGAATACAATATTGAAGTTATCTTTATTTCATTGATTATATTATTTATCGCATTATGGCAAGTGTCGGGTTTAATACAATCGCGTAGTATTTCGCGCGGAAATGAAATATATCACATTCGTATGCGCGAGGGTCTCCAGAATGCTGCTGATGCCGCGACGGCGACGGCGACGGCGACTGCGAAAAAGGACAATACCATCGATAACGCAATGTCTATTCTTAATCATTCTGGGGAACCGTTTTTGAATAATCTACTAATAAATCCACCTCTATCTACCGAAGGATTTACACCTGAAATTAGCGAGAATGAAATGACGATACATCAACGTCGTAAGGCTGGAACGGTCTTTGATAGTAGTGTCGTCAATACGCCGCCGGTGTCGTTGCCGTCGGTGTCGTCGCCGGTGTCGTCGTTGCCGCCGGTGTCGTCGCCTCCACTCATCAGCACTGTAAAAGAAGGCCTCGACAATCCCGACCAGGAATCCAAAAAAATGATAGACAATAAATTGACTTCTATGAATCCGGAAGATAGTCAAAGCCGGTTCAAACTCCGCGATTATTACATTAAAACCGCATATAATGCGTTCAATCCGGATAAATTCAAAAATTCGACTGTGAGTATGGACGCGTGTCTTTATGTTCTCGCGCGAGGTTGCCGTTGTATCGATTTTGAAATTTTCTCAGTTGACAACCAGCCCGTTATTGCGTCTTCATCGGTGAATTCGTTTAATTATAAAGAGACCTATAATCATATTCCGGTTTCCGAAGCGTTTGAAGTATTAGGCAGTTATGCGTTTTCTGGATCGAAATGTCCCAATCCCAATGACCCCTTTATTATCCATATGCGTATTATGTCGCGTAATGTGACAATGTATGACGCACTTGCGAAGGTCATCTCACAAAGTAAGACGATGGCGCGTAATTTACTGGGTCCAAAATATGGGCGTGAATATCATTCCAAGGATTTAGGTAATGAGGATGTTAGTTCATTGAGAGGAAAGGTGATTTTAATAGTGGATGGAACGAATCAGGTATATCGTAATACCAAATTATTTGAATTGATTAATATGAGCTCAAAGTCGTTATTTCTCTCGAAGTATACCTTTTTCGGCGTGAAAAATGTCGGAGATCCGCAAGCATTTAAGGACGCGAATAAGAAGAATATGTGCCTCGTTGTTCCGGATAAGAGCGGTCGACCGATGAACGACGGACACAATGGTCCATTTACCTGGGGATGTCAACTCGTAGCAATGTGCTTTCAAGAGGAGGCACGTGACGAGAAACTGAAAGCATATGAGGATAAATTCGCGTCGGTTGGTTATGGCTTTATACTGAAGCCGGAGGATCTGCGATATGTCCCGATTACAATTGCTCCCCCCGCACCACCCAACCCGAAATCGTCGATGGAATCCAGACCTGCGGAAGCTGCCGGTGGGTTCAAATTCACAATGTAATTTTTTATATATCATTATTATATCATCATAACGAAAATATAATAATGCCGGGAAAATATAAACCCCACGGTAAACATAAGGAGACCGACGATGAAGAAAAAACTCAATCGTATGAAGAAAAAGAATTGGAAATATTGCGTCAAGCGGTAGACAAGGTTGAAAACCGGAAAGGCGTCGAAGTAATGCGTGATCCCGAAGTAAAGAAAATCATCTCGATTGTAGAGAAGTTTATCGCGGATAAAAAACTGGTGTGTTATGGCGGGACTGCGATCAACAATATCTTACCTGAAGACGCCCAATTTTATAATAAGGATATTGAATTACCCGATTACGATTTTTATTCGGATAACGCACTTGACCACGCGAAAGAATTGGCGGATATTTATTATAAGGCGGGGTATGAAGATGTCGAGGCCAAATCCGGCGTCCATCACGGGACATATAAGGTCTTCGTGAATTTCACTGGAATCGCGGATATTACCCAAATGGAGCCGGATTTATTCAAAGCGATATCCAAAGATGCGATTATTAAAAGTGACATACGGTATGCTCCGCCCGACTTTCTTCGGATGGCGATGTATTTAGAATTATCGCGGCCGGATGGCGATGTATCACGCTGGGAAAAAGTACAGAAACGATTGACATTGTTGAATACACATTATCCTCTTAAAGGGTATCAGTGTGATAAAATAGAGTATCAGAGGGGGTTTGAAGGTGCGACGGATGAAAATACGGGGGAGATCAGTGCGTCACGGACTCGGTCTCGGACTCGGTCCAAGTCGCAGTCTCGGTCGCAGTCTCGGTCACAGTCCAAGTCCAATTCCAAGTCCGTGAAAAAAGGCGGCGGAATATTCAAAAGTGAGACCGCTGTCAAACGAAAGGCAATCTCTCAAATCAAGCGTAAGCATCATTCCCTCGCAGAGTATATGCGTCATTTGTTTCACAATGTAAGCAAGCACGAGGAAACCATTGGGGATTATACGTATAACATTGAAGAAGATAAAGTAACACATCGGTATAACTTAAATGTAAGATACGAGAGATTACTCCAAGATGATGATGAATTTGTTATTTATTCGATT